GGTCGTGCTGGGATTAAGCTTGACGGTTTTCTCGTTCGTGGAGTGTCGATTCTTAAAACGAAATACGACACCCTTCAGGCGATAACGTACCGCCCCCAGTGGCTCATTGATCGCTGGTACGACCAGCTACTTCGAGACGTGGAGCAGATGATCCAAGCCTGGGAATCCGGCCATTGGGGCTGGAATCTCGATCACGCCTGTACGGAGTACGGCGGATGCGTGTTCAAGTCGGTTTGTCAGATGCGAACGCCGGAGACGCTGCTGGAGACTCAGTTCCAGCGTCGTCGCTGGGACCCTGTGACCCGGACGGAAACTTTACTGGAGGACTTATCATGAGCAACAGCATTATTGCATTGGAGCAGCTGAAGCTTAAAATCCAGGCCCGGATCGACGAGATTATAGCTCGTCAGTACGGCCCCGATAGCGTTTGGGAATGGTACCTACAGGGGCTGAGAACAGTACTGGAGATGCTAGAGGAAGAAGAGAACTCTTAATGTCTGTCGCCTCCTATTTCCTCGGCAGCTCCCTCCTCGGCCAGTCTCCGCAATATTCAAAGTGGGACGACCAGCTGGTCAACCATCAGAACATGGCGTATTTCTGCCCGAAGTGCGGGGAGATCTGGGGAAGGATTTTTGACGAGCGATTGGCGGGATGGTTTGCAACTGTAAGCCATTGCCCCAAGCACGGAGGCGGGAGTTTTCTAGCCCCCTGGCGCTACACTTGTGCGGAGCTGCCCGAGGCAGTCCTGCGCTATGAATTGAATTTACTACTGGAGAAATTTGAATGACTGAATTTACCACACCACGGCAACGACTGATTCGAATCCTTGTTTACGAAGGCACTCCAACATTTATCGCGGAAGCTATCGCAAACCGCGGGGTAAAGGGCAGTGTGATACTTCCCCAGGGCATAATCAAGGAAGCAATCGTCGGGGATTTCCTCGAATCTGTTATAACTAAAGAAGTGGAAAAGCAAAATGACTGAACCAATCACCCCTGGAACTATCGTCACCCAGGATCAGCAACAACTCATCGGGCCGAAGATCTGCCTAATGGGCCTCGGCGGAACGGGGAAGACCTACGCGCTGGGAACCCTGGCCGACTGGGCTACGAAGAACGGATTTGAACTCGCGATTCTGTTTACAGAGACTGGGCTGGAATCCTTCCTCGGTTACTACCGGGATAAGAACCAGGAACCCCCGGCGAATATCTACTGGCACCAGCAGACGACTCGACCAATTTCGCTGAAAGCTCTCATGTCCACAGCGGATAACGTAGGGAAACTCAGCTACGAGGCTCTGGCGAAGTCCGTTGACTCCAATCGCGGCGGGGAGAACAATGCGTTCTGGAAGATTCTGCAATCTTGCTCCAACTTCAAGGACGATCGTACGGGCAAATCCCTCGGACCCGTCGATGAGTTTCCGCTCAAGCGGATCTTGGCGATGGACTCCCTGACCGAGACGGCAAACGCCGCAATGAAGATGCAGATCGGCTCCCGCCCTATGGCGAGCCCAGGGGACTATGGCGTGGCGCAGAACAATCTGATGAACTTCCTACGCCTCTGCACCCAAGGGATGAACTGCCCCTTCGTCATGACCGCTCACGTAGACCGGGAAACCGACGGGGTGACGCAGACAACGAAGATCATGATCAAAGCGATCGGGAAAGCGCTGGCGACGGAAATCCCCACGCTGTTCTCGGACATTATCTACACCACGCGGGAGGGCGATAAGTTCTACTGGGACACCGCGGCTTACGGAGTGGATACGAAGACGCGCTCGCTTGGCTACCGCTCCAAGATTACGCCGGATTTCGCCCAGATTATGGATGTATGGGCCAAGCGAGCGGGAGGTGTGCTGTGAGTCTTACACTAATAGGTGACGCTTGCGCGCACATCCCCGCTCACGCTAACGGGGGCAAGTCCGCCTACCGTAAGATCGGCACTGCCTTTAAGGACGGAACCAAGATATCTATCAAGATTGACACGCTTCCGTTACCTGGCTCCGGCTGGGAAGGCTGGGTGAACGTGTTCCCATCAAAGGACGGCCTTGGGCCTGCGCCAAAGTTTGCTGGGCCACTTCCACAAGCTAACGGATTTGACGCACCGGACGACATTCCTTTCTAGGAGCTTACTATGGCTGAAATTAAGACAATTACGATTCTGACCCTGAGCGATGCCGAGGCCAAGTGGCTTCGGGCCTGGCTGCAGAATCCTTTTCCAGGCGAGACGCCGGAAGATACGGAGTTTCGCGCTAAGTTCTTCGCGGCACTCACTCCCTCAAAGGTGCCAACATGAGCCGTAAGCAATTCACTACGCTCGTCGTAGAGCTGAAGGTCCCGCAGGCCCCCAAGCGCACGCAGAAGGAACTCCTCAACTGGATCAAGGGAGCTATGCTGCAGGAGGGTTCGCCCTTCGCAGCCTACGCGCATCAGGTCCAGGTGAAGCTCTCTGGTACGTAGACGATTTATCTCTAAACGTGTCCGGGGCGACGTTAACAGCCCCTATTTTGTGTTACAAGGAAATCAAACCATGTCATCAGCATTCGATCCATCAGTGTTTCTCTACGCGCAAGTCAACGAGGTCAACGAAAAGCGCCCGCCCCTCCCAGTGGACAACCCAGACGACGAAAACGGGCTTTACCTGGCTGTGATCGGGGAAATCAAGGCAGACTCCGGCATCGTCGGCAAGGGCGATAACGCAGGCAAGCCTTGGGTTTCCATGGTCATCCCACTGCGGGTGCAAGTGCCGCCGGTTATCCAGGCCCTCGGCATTCCCGCGGAACTGACCTTGACCGATCGCGCTTTCCTCGACCTTACTCCCCAGGGCAGCCTGGACAACAGCAAGGGCAAGAACCGTCGCCAGAAGGACTACCGTGACGCAACTGGCACCAACGTAGCGGGTGTGCCGTTTGCCTGGCACCAGCTGCAGGGTAAGGTCGTGAAGGTCAAAATCAGCCACGAACTGTACCAGGAGCAGATTCAAGAACGTCCGGGGCTGATCCTGCCAAGCTAAGCAATCCAGGGGAAAGCTGCCACCTTAGTGCAGCGAGTACCCTCTTTTTCAAAGGAACGCCTTGTGCAATCCCGCCTTCAGTCTTTCTTCGAAGCCGTCGCCAACGTAGTGTTGGGTTACGGCGTAGCCTTGGGGGCGCAGCTGATAGTGTTCCCCTGGTTCTCTATAAACATCCCCATGGCGAGTAACATTGCCATCGGGTTTATCTTCACTATGGTTTCCCTGGTCAGGTCCTACCTGCTGCGGAGACTTTTTAACTGGTGGCATAAATGACCCGGATTATCCGGCCATACCCCACGCGTATTTGAAAGAACCTCATGACACGCAAACTTATCCACGTGGACGCTATCCACATAGCCCCCGATCGTCAGCGCAAGACCTTCGACGAAGGCAAGCTCCGTGAATTCGGAGAAGTTATTCAGGCCCAAGGCCTTCTCAACGCAATCGTATTAAGGATCGTAGAAGATGCTTACTTTCTCGTCGCAGGAGAGCGCCGTCTCCGCACAGTCAAAGACATTCACGCCCTCGGCGGGAAGTTCAACTACGACGGAGAGGTGGTGCCTTCTGGTTTCATCCCCTACACTCTCCTCTCCGACCTCGATCTACTCGCGGCAGAGGAAGCGGAGCTCTCCGAAAACATTAACCGGGAAGATCTCACCTGGCAGGAACGCGCCGCAGCCCACGCGAGACTCGCCAAGCTCCGCGCAGCTCAGGCAGAAGTCCAGCACAAGACTCCCCCGACTGTTGCAGACCTATCCCTCGAAGTCCGAGGGTCCAGCGAAGGGTTTAATCAAGAAACCACGCGGAGGGAGTTGATCGTAGCAAAACATCTGGACAATCCAGCGGTCAAGTCAGCGAAGTCTGTGGACGAAGCGTTCAAGATTCTGCGGAAGGAAGAAGCCCAGGCGAAGAACCAGGCGCTTGGAGTCAGCGTCGGGAAGACCTTCAGCGCGGAACTGCACCAACTGCACAACGTCGACTCACTCGCCTGGATGAAGGAAGCGCCGGCGGGGCAGTTTGACTGTATCCTGACCGACCCACCCTATGGCATGAACGCGGACGAGTTCGGGGACTCCGGCGGTCTCGCAGCGGGTGGGCATGGTTATGAAGACTCCGCTGAAAACTTCATCAAGATCATGAGCGTCTTTGTCCCTGAGTCCTACCGCCTGGCAAAAGACCAAGCGCATC